ACAATGAACCAGACAATCGACATCAGCAAGCTGTCGGCCGCCGAGCGTGCCGAGCTGGCCCGCCAACTGGGCGAGGCCGAAGTGAGAGAACAGCGTGAGCGCAAGGACGCTTACGAGGGTATCAAGGTGCAATTCCTCCAGGACGTCAAGGCGCGCCTGATGCGCCACGTGCAGGACTGCCGCGACTTCAAGGAGTGGCTGCGCGGCGAGGCCGAGGCCTACATGAAGGTGCTGCACCAGTACGGACAACTGAAGCGCGACGACCAGCTGGGCTTCTCCGTCAAGGACGGCGACTTCAAGGTGCAGATGAAAGGCAGCCGGGTGAAACGCTTCGACGAGCGTGCCGACGTGGCCGAGAAACGCCTCGTAGACTTCCTCAACGCATGGATAGCCCGCACGGACGACGGACGACGGAACCCCATGTACAAGCTGGCCATGGGCATGATACAGCGCAATGAGGCGGGCGACCTCGACTACAAGTCCATCTCCCAACTCTACGAGCTGGAGGCCGACTTCAACGATGCGGAATACAGCTCCATCATGCAGCTCTTCAAGGAGAGCCACTGCGTGGAGGGCACGGCCATCCAGTTCTACTTCGAGACGAAAGACAAGTATAACCGCTGGACGAAGGTGGAACCGTCGTTCAACAAGATGTAAGACGATGAAAGTGTATCATAAATCGGTTCGGCCGAACGACAAGCCGGAATGGTTGCTGAACGTGCAGCTGGCGGTGGACGGGCTGGCCGGCGTGATGACGCTGCAGGGCGACGACCGCGACTTCCGCAACCTGAAGGCTTTCATCGACGCGGAAATCGAGGTGCAGCGCTCGCGAGGCAATATCCGCGCCGGGCGGGTGGAGACGGAACTGCGCACGGACGACGGGCGCACGGTGATAATGGTGTTCCGCGACGGGAACCTTTTGCAAACCTATTATATCGGATAGAATCTTATGAGCAAACGACAAAACGGGGTGCTGATAACCGCACCCCTATTCGGAACAGGCCGCGAGACGCTGGGCGAATTCCCCGGCTACTCCTGCGGCTACTGCCAGGGGAACGGGTGGTTCTTGGACGCGGAGGTGATAACCGAGCGTGTCAAGACACCCTGCCCCAAGTGCGGCGGCACGGGACGCGTGAAAGGCATCGTAACGGTGGAGTGGGTGCCCGACGGCGAGGTGAAGCCCTGCCTCAGGGAGGAGGACTGACACCATGCGGCGCATACCCGTGAAATACATCGTGCAGATAGACAACTTCCGCCTGTCGGAATTCATCTTCTACTGGGTCTACTACGGGCAGCCCTGCTCCCTGCTTCTGCAGCAGCCCCGGACGGAGGGGCTCACCGCCGTCCGCCTTGTGGTGGACAGCGACGAAGCCGCCACCTTCCTGCTGCGGGCAAAGGAGAAGACGGGGTGCAGGCTGTATACGGTGGATTAGTTTACCTTTTTGCCCCGAAAATTGATTATCAGATGTTTACTTTGGTAATACAGGATATCATCTCCGCCATTTGGTGGAATCGGTGAAAATCAGGCTTTTATGCCGGCTGTTGCAGAAACAAGGCATTGCCTGTCCCGGTGTGGCTTGGCCGCCTGTCCGGGAACAAAAAAACTCTTTGATAAACCTCCTTACAACCCCGATAAACAGGGAGTTTCATTTGCTTTTATCCCTGTTTTTCGGTAACTTTAGAGAGTAAAAAGCAGAAAAATATTCAGCAAGCGTGCTTGGATATTAAAAAAGATTTCGCATCTTTGCGACGCTAAAGTTTTTTAATCCAGTGACGGAGTAATCTGTCCGATGCGTCGCATGTGGGCTTTTTTTATGCCCTTGTGCGAACCATACATACGTATGGCGGCGTCTAACCCCGTGCATAGGTTGTAATGGCCTATGCAAGTCACTGGTAAGAACTTTAGCAGCGGGAAGTGGATGCCGTTCTTTTTTCTATCCACGCGCTAAAATTCTTATCAATTATGAAACAAAAGACAATCCGGCAGCTTCACAGCAGCCGGAAGAATGCGATGCTTCGCGCTCGCAACCGTGATCAAATCCGCTCATACTTCGAGCAAGTCCTTAACCTCCGCAACAGTGGCGAAGCCTTCCCCGTCGATTTGGATGAGGTATGGCCGTTGGTTTATTCCCGTAAAGACAACGCCGTAAAAGTGTTGGAACGAAAATTCGTCAAAGAAGAAGAATTTGACGTGCAAATATCTAATAATCAAAGATTCCGCCAAAAAGCGGAATCTAAAGTCGGTGGAGATTTCAGGACTGTAAAATATAAATTATCCGTGGAATGTATGGAATATCTTATAGCCCGTGAAGATACTGCTATATTCGCCGTTTATCGTGAAGTGTTTCATATATTCTCGAAGTCTCTATCCCCCATCGCCGGCGTTTTCCCGGTGCTGTATCAGGGCAAGGTTTATTACCCTTATACCCCGTTGCTGAAGGCCGTCGGCTACAGCACCCGCAGCGGCAGCGTTCAAAGCCGCAGGCGGCAATACCCGCAGCAGTTCGTGAAGTATGCCGACCGCAACTGGATAACGCCCGACATGGCCAACCTGCTGGTGCGCCGGCACGAGGCGCTGGTGTTGCAGCAGGAGCTGAAGAAGGCGCAGCCGATGTTGCCGTTCAAGGAAGAAACCGTTGGGGAAGCGGACTTCTCCCGGCGATATTGATAACCGGACAGGTAAGGAGGTTTATCATGGAAAATGAAACGAGAGAAAGAAGAGATCATGTGACGTTTGACAAAGACGGCTTCACGATAAGGATTTATTCGGCAATGCCCGTGGAAGACTGGTCGGATACCGTCCGTGCCCTATTGAGAGTGCTGAGTGCCCAGAACCCCGAACTGGCATCGGCGCATGAAACCCTGTACTGTGTATACAACTTGCTGGAGGCCTTGCTTCCCGAGTGGGAAACGATAAGGAAAATGAATGTGTGACATGGAAGCGGCCGCCCATGGCCGGGATACATGAAAGAAAGCCGCCTGCGGAGCTGTTCCGCAGGCGGCTTTTGCCTTTTCAGTGTCGTTTGTTTTGCCGCGGCGTGGAAACCGGTCATTCTCCCGGTTCGCCCAGCAGGCGGACGATGGCCTCGTGCTGCAACGGTGTCAGCGCCCGTTGTCGCGGGCGGAAGTGCAGCTCCTCGAGCCGCCGCTTCAGTTCCGTGTTCAGCCCTATCCACCGGCGCAACTGCGTGCCCGCGCTGCGGGGCGTGCTCCGGGGGAAGTAGGCTTGCGCCAGGTCGCTCATGTAGATTGCTTTCATTCCTGTCAGATTTTTTTCTTAACCTCTAATCTCTAATCTCTAACCTCTAACGTCCGTCATCTACCCCAGCGGGTTCTCCCCTTGGCCTCCCGGAGTGTCGCCGCCCGGCTCGGGGCTTTCACCCTGCGGTTTCCCGTCTTTCTTTTTCTTCTCCTGCTCGAAGGGTATCCACTCGATGTCGTCGGCCACGATGGCGCGCGTCACCCGCTTGGCTCCCTGCGGACGGGTGAACTCGGGCACGAAGCGCACGCGCACGCCTTGGATGAGTTTGGCGCCCACTTCTTCGGGCTTCTCGGTGGTCAGGCTGCGGGCGGTGTAGCGGAACGTGCCCAGGCCCTCGAGCTGCACGCTGCGTCCTTGCGCCATGTAGTCGGCCATCACCCCTGCCAGGTCCATGAGCACGGCGTAGACGTCCGAGCGGGTGACGGTGCATTGCTTCGACAGGCGCTCGGCGATGACCTTCGTGCCCACGGGCGCGCCTTTCACCACCGCCTGGGCGTAATACTTCTTCGCTTTTTTCAGATAAGTTTTCTTGTAGAACATAATACTGTGTTTTGTTTAGATTCATGTCCCCCGAAACGGTTGTGCACGGAGTGGCGGTTCGAGGGGCACAGACCGCCGCTCCGAGGGGCACGGGGTGGCGGTCTGTCGTCGCCGCCCTTCCGCCGTGCGCCTTGCAAAGGTGCCCAAAACACGCCCCGCCGTGTGGGCAAGCGTGTTTTAGCGTGCCGATTTTTGAATTATTGTGCGTTTATCGCTACCTTTGCGTTGACAGACAAGGGTTTTCAGGTCAAATTAAAACAAGGCGCATGGCACGTGGAAGGAACAAGTCGCTCATTTCCCTTCGGGACGAGAAGCTGCTCCGCCGGTATTACTACTGGACGGAGGTGCAGCGCCTGCGCTTCGACGACGCCCTGAAGATACTCTCGCGCGACGAGTTCTTCCTCTCCGAGGATCGCATCATGGCCATTATCCGCGCCAACTGCCACAAGCTGGACGACATCGACGTGCGCCCCGTGCCCAAGGTGCGCAAGCCCCGCCTCTCGGCCTCGCAGCTCTCGCTTTTCACCGGCGACTGACCACGCCGGGCGTGTCGGCCACCGCCAGCTCATACTCCGTTTCGTACACCTTTATGCCTCCCGGCAGGCTGTAGTCGCGGCTCTTGCGGCGCACCAGCGCGCCGCAACCGAACAGCGGCTTCCTGCCCTGCAGCAGCCGGTGCAGCCGTGTGCGCATCTGCTGGCGGCGTGCGGTCTCCTCCTCGGTTCCGCTGCCGTAGTGCGTGTCGTGATAGCAGTCCACGGCCAGCCGGGTGATGACGGTAGCCTTCCCGCGCTGATCTCCTGCCGCCAGTTCCGTCCATGCCACCTCGGGCACGGCCAGCAGCACGCAGGGAAACGTCACCGGGTAGTGGTCTTCCTGCGTCTCCAGCTGCCCATAGTCCTCGTCCGTCAGTCTCAGTTCGGGCATGCCCTCGGCAATGACCCGTTGTAATACGTTGAATAACTTTTCCATATCTTTTTTCTAATGTCTTAGGTCTGATATCCAATATCTTCATCTATCCAACACCTTCCTCGTCTCCTCTATGATTTTCTCCGCAATCCGTTCGCCAAGTTCCCGGCTTTGGCCGATGAACCGCCGTTGCGGTATGTAGGCCCTGATGTCGAGCTTCGCCTTGCGTGTCAGCGCCAGCTTCTTCCACCTGACAGCGTCGGCCGGCACGTCGGCCCCTTTCTTTCCCCCTCCGCCCGCCTCGAAGAACTTGGCCCAGGCGAAGCGGCGCATGCGGGGTGTCACAGTGGGATGCGTCTCGATGGTTCCTCCCTCGTTGTGTATACGGGAGTAGGGCAGGTCGCTGACGATGGTGACGCGTGCCTGCCCCGGCACGTCGCGCACGCTGCGCATCAGGTGTGTGCGTCCGCTCAGCAAGGGGCCGTAGCGCGAGGCGGCCGATTTCCCTCCGGACTGCTGCCTGCGGGTAGCCGGCCAGGGCGTGAGTCCTCCGTCCACGAATCCCCCCTTGCGGAAGTTGTCCTGAAAATGCCGCTTGGCGATTGCCCCCACCTTGACGGGCAGGATGTCGTTATAGAGCCGTTCCAGTTCTTTCTCCTTCTGCCTGGCGTATTGATGGAATTCCTCGATGGTCATAAAAAAACAGTTCAATTTATTGTTTGTTAATTAAATAGTCGTATCTTTGCGGTACACCTTCAGGCCTATGCCGGATTGTATTTCCGGCCGTGGCCCGGGTGTAAAGGCCGGCTTTCTGATTCAGGCCGCGGATTGCAGTTCCGCGGAACCCTTGTCAGGAGGTCGGTTTTTCTATGATATCCAATATCCTCGGACTGTCCGATATGCTATGAATCTCCACCCGTCCGGGTTTCAACTCGCGCGCGATAATCCACGACTTGTCCCCCAGTATCTTCACCTCGAACAGATGCGCCTTTACGGAAGGGTCATGCTTATCCTTTCCGTAGCCCATGTATTTGGCTTTCTTCATCACATCGCCCATGTGCAGCAGCAGTTCGTTCTTATGCGCATAATGCTCGTGCGGCTGGTTGAGCCATTCTTTAATGCCCCGCCCGGTGATGCGGATGTCTTTTTTAAACCGCTTGTTTGCGAATACCTCTTCTTTCAGCGGTGCGGCCGCTTTCTTTATCTCCTTTGTCCGCGCGGCATAGCTTTTCGGCTCGTCGTGCTTCGGCTCCACCTTGACGCTTGCCTTGTCGGGGAACTTCTCCCTGATGAACTTCTCCACCGCCTTTTTCGCCCCCTTATAGGCATGCGCCACGTATGGGTGTGTGTCGCTGAAGAGCTTCGCGTCCGTGCCCGGGTTGTTGTCCAGTCCCGGCGCGGGCTTGTTCTGCGGGGTGGTTTTCGGAATCTCGTGCCCCGGCGTGGGGTCGTCGTCCGTGGCCTCGAGCGAGCAGTGGCAGTTCCAGCGGTCGCCCGGGCGGTGCGCACTCCAGAAGGGATGATCCACGGGCAGGGTCAGCCCGATGCTCCAGAACTCGCGGTGCACGATGTCGGGCTTGACGCTGGTGGTGGGCAGCCACCGCAGGTTGGGCAGGATGTGGGCCTGCTCCATGTACCTGCGCCAGTCCGCCGCCTGATGGGCACGGATGACGGCGGTGTCGTATTCGGTGCGCAGCCACCGCTCCACCTGATGGTCGAGCATGGGGCGCACGTCCTCGGCAAAGCGCTCGAACGGCTTCAATTGCCCGTCCTCATCCATCAGTTGCGCGGCGATATCGTTCTGCAGGCGGTGCACCTTGAACGCGGAGAACACGGCGGCGTTGTGGCGCAGCTCGTTGTAGAAGTCCTCGTTCGCCGCCCCCGGTGTGGGTTTGCCGTAGCCCTCGTCTATGGCGCGTCCGAAGGTGGCGAAGGTCTCATCGAAAAGATGCTCTTCAATATCCGTGGTCGGGGAAAAGTCCTGCCTGTAAACAGTCTTTAAAGCCTGTTTAAGCACCTCTTGATCGAAAGTGAAGCCTTGTGCCGCCTCACCCCTGAAAGCGGCGCACGAGGGACAGGCACCGTTGTAGTACAGATTCTCCACTACCAGCCTAAAGCCCCCTCGCCTCGGGGGGCTTGGCCGAAAAAACGTTTCAGGGCCTTGAACATTCCTTTCGCCTTGTCTTCCTCCGGGTCGTCCGGTTTCTCCGGCTTGCCCCCTCCGGAGACGGGCATAGGTGCGGGCTGAACAGTCTCCCGGCGTTCCTGTTTCCGCCGCTCGTAGTCGGACGGCTTGCGGAACCCCGTCTCCTCGTACAGCTGCTCCTCGTCGAGCGGTAACCCCAACGCGTCCATCTTCGAGGCGATGTCCATGCGCTGGTTCAGGTCTATGTCCTTGGGCTCCTTGAAGAGGAACTCCCCGCCCGAGGTGTCGATGCCCATGGCGGAGAAGATGTCCGTCATCTCGTAGTTCAGCAGGTCGAGCAGGTACTTGCGGTCGGCCAGCGCCAGCCTGTCCTCCACCTTGCGGTGCACCGTCCCGAGTGCCTGCGTGCCCTTGTCGGAGGCTTCGGTGGTCAGGGTGTTGCCCAGTATGAGCTTGGATATCTCGGCGTTGCACCGCTCCGTCAGCCGGTCGTACAGGTCGGCGCTGGCCGTCTTGTTACTGCTTTCCACGAACTTCATATCGCTTTCCCTGGGATGCACGTACACGCCCGCCCCTCCCTCGTTATACGCGTCGTTGAGTATCTGCGCGCGGGCTTCGGGGTCGTTGGCATCATAAAGATACTCGCGCACGGGCATGCCGAACACCTCGGAGAACTGCGCCCAGTCGGCCAGCGTGTTGCGCTTGTACACCACGTAGGGAGCGGCCTGCGCCAGCAGCCCGAGTTCGGTGCGGCTGCCGACGAACAGCAGGTCGTCATACTCCGTCCAGGGCTCGCCGGAGATGTCCGTCTGGTGGCGGAATATCTCCTCGCGCACGGGGTCGACATGCTTGCGCGGCACGAGGAAATAGTCCGGCCACTGTCCGTCGCGGTGGAACTGCACGAGCGTGAATCCCCAGAACAGGGCGTCCATGGCATCGTTGCGGAAGCGGTAGAACCATGGAGAGCGCAGCATCTCGCACATCTCCTTGTCGGGCACCCCGCCCCGGTGGAACTCCACGGGCGTGCAGAGCACGGCACTCTTGCGCTTGTTGATGACGGCCGTCAGGTGCGCGTCCATCAGGATGTCGGCGTATAGGTCGTACAGTTTGACCCGCCGGCAGAAGTCCGGGTTCTCGGCGGCGTTGATGGCCGACACGACGGTGTCGATGTCTATGCCGAAGCGTTTGGGCTGCATCAGCACGATGGTGCGGGGCGCTTTCTGCCCCGGCAGCGGACGAAGGCCGCCCGCGGTGATCCGCCGGCCGGTCTTCCTGTATGTATTCTTTTTCATTTGCTTTATAGTTTAAAAGTGATTCCTTCGTTTGGGATTGCTTCTCATTTGAAAGGGCGAGTTTCCGCTCCGCCCGGGCTCGGGCAGGCCAGGTGCCCCGTCGATGAGCACGTTGCCCCGCTGCACGCCCTTCATCCATTCCACCGCGCGGTCGTAACGATCCTTGCGCACCTGCGACATCTTCTGCGGGTTGTGGATGCTGAACAGGTGGTAGGCGGCGATGTCGAGGGCCATCATCAGCACCACCGGGTTGCGGCCGGTGCCGGTGGCGGCGAACAGGCGGTCGCAGTCATAACGGGCGGAGAGGTATCCCCGCATCTCGCCCACGGCGCGGTCGGCGCAAATCTCCGGCAGGGCCTTGTCCTCGCGTGTCAGCGCGTCGAGAATGTCGCGGTGCATCGTGGCGTCATAGTCTTTCAATTCGATAAATCGGTTCATGGATATGTCTGTTTTAATGTTACATCCGGTACTTGTTCTTTCCCCGCAACGCTTTCCGGGTGATGACGGCGGCGGGCTGCGACTTCAGCAGTTTGTTGTCGAGGATGCGGTTTGCCCCCTCTACGCAGTCGGGGCCGTCGGCGGGGAACTTCAGGCGCAGGGTGAAGAGCTTGAACTGGTCGGCCAGCCGCTGCATGTGCGGGTTCTTCTCTTCCTGCTCGTTGAACACCAGGTCGCCCTCCCTGTTCAGCGGTTCAAGGTTGGCCTCTATACGCGTGGCCTTGTCCGTCTTCTTCTCGGTGTCCGGCAGGATGTTAAGGCTCACGCCCCGCTCTTCCCTGGCCTTGCGCACCAGCGGCAGGAACACCTGCCGGAAGAACGGGTCCTGCAGCTTGTTGTTCTCCATGTAGCAGTAGACGTTGGTTTTTCCGCCCACGTAGGCCAGCAGGCGTATGTACCAGTCGATGAACCCGGCGTTCAGCCCCCGGTCGAGGAATCCCTTGATGACGTAAAGCGTTCCGCCCAGCTTCCCACAGAGCCAGCAGGCCTTCATGCTGGAATCCTTGCTCTTGTTCTCGCCCGGCGAGGGGTCGCCGTATATCACGAGGAAAGGGAACTTGTGCAGAGGGGGAATCTTGCCGTAGGTTATGTCGGTAAATATCTCTCCCTCACTGATGGGGTTGTTGAAGTATTCCTTCTGTGCCGCCACGGTCGTTACCTTGCGTATGGCCCGGTCGATATCCTCCTCTGTGTTCTTCTGCGGCCATGAGGAGCGTCCCTCCTCGTCCCGGATATTCACGATGTCCCAGTGGTCGGCCACGGCTCCGGCACGAGTGATGCAGCAATCCTTGGCGATGATGTTTCCGCAGAACACCACGAGCGTGGGGCGTGCCGGGTCGCGCGTGAAGTAGAGGGCGTCTTCCCACCACCGCCAGTTCTTGTCCACGGTGTCCGGGTTGCGGCAACCCTCGTCGGTGTCGAAGTCGTCCACCAGCAGCGTGTCCGGCCGTACCTCCTCGTTACGCGCGCCGCGCGGCGCGTTTCCCGCTCCCACGGCGAGGAACGACACGCCCATCTTCAGGATGAACTCGGAGTCTTTCCACGAGCCTGCCTGCACCTGGTTGCCGTAATAGGCGCGCAGCCGCCCGTTCTTCTCCAAATGTGTCCTGTAGGGTTTCAGCAGGCGGATGGCGGCATCCTGCGTGGCGCTCGCCATGATGATATTCCGCTTCCGGCCTGTAAAGACAAGATAAAGTACAATGAACATCACGATGGTACTTTTTGCGAGGCTTCGCACCCATGACAGCACCTCGTACCACTCGTCGTTCTCTGTACAGCGTGCAATCGCTTTCTTCTGGAAATCGGCAAACTCGTACTTCGCCGCTTTGGGGAAGAAGAACCTGATCCATTCGAGGGGGTGCTTCTCAAGGTACGCCTTGTGCTTTTCCAACTCGCCCCGGCTCAGGCTCACCTCCACGGGCGTGTCGCGGAAGATGTCCTCCCGGAACACCTCCCACTTGGCCAGATGTTCTTTGTCTGCCGCTTTCATAGGCTGTCCTTGATGAATGCGTCCCACAACGCGGTGAACTCTTTGGCCCGTTCGAGGTCTACGGGGCGCAGCCACTCGATGAAGCGCATGCCCACGCTGATGATGTCGGACAGCCCTACGTCGTTCTCCATCTTCTTGATGGCGGCCGCCAGTTTCCCGAGCGTGTCGGCCTCGGCCGGGCTGGCAAACCGCTTGCCGGCTTCCCGCTCCCCGATTACCTTGTTTATTTCGGCCACCTGCCTGTGCAGGTTGGCTATCTGCTCCTCTCGGGTCAGGGTGATGCCCACCTTCCGCTCCTCCCATTTCTCGGCTTTAATCCACCGGGAAACGGTCTGCCGGGTCACGTTCACCTTCTCGGCAATCTCCTGCATCGTCAGGTTCTCTTTCAGGTAGAGCATGCCCGCGTAATCTTTCTTCTGCTGTGTCGTCAATTCTGCCATAGCGTCTCTTTTTTTATGCAAAATTGGCGTTATATCGGGGGAAAGTCAACACCCCCGAAACAGCATGGCACCACAACTTTGTATCATCGCCTTATAAAGTTTCATCATGTCCCATACATCTTGACACGCTACGTATGACACCCTAATTTTGCCGGAAAAAAGCGAAAGACACATGGGTAGATTTTTCAACATGATACCGGGCAGGGAAACCGCCTGCATCCTCCTGTACGGGGAGATAGGCGAGTACGACCGGGTGAACAGCGGCGACATAGCCCGCGAGCTGATAGAGGCCGAGTCCGGCGGCCGGAAGATAGACGTGCGCATCAACAGCGTGGGCGGTGACGTGTTCACAGGCCTGGCCATCTTCAACGCGTTCAGGCAGAGCGCGGCGGACATCACCATCTATATCGACGGCGTGGCCGCCTCCATGGGCAGCGTGATTGCCGCCTGCGGAAAGCCGGTGAAGATGAGCCGCTACGCCCGTCTGATGATACATGCCCCTTCGGGCGGCTCGTACGGCAACGCCCGTGAAATGGCGTCGGTCATGTCGATGCTCCGAAGCCTCGAAGAGACGTTGTGCGACATCTACGCCGGGCGTTGCGGCAAGGACAGGGAAACCATCCGGTCGGAGTGGTTTGACGGCATGGATCATTGGTTCACGGCCGAGGAGGCACTGTCGTTGGGGCTTATCGACGAAATCTACGATGCCGCCCCCGTGCCTGCCGACAGCACGCCCGAACAAATCTACAGGATATTCAATAACCGGCTGAACAAGCCACAAAACCACACAGATATGAATTTGGAAGAATTGAGAAAACGTCCGTCGTTCAAGGATTGCGCGACCGACGAAGACGCGCTCCGGCACATCGACCACCTGGATCAGGAAGCCGGGAAGGTATCCTCCCTGACCGAGGAACGCGACCGGCTGAAAACCGAGAACGAGGAGTATGCCCGTAAGGAGGCGGAAGCCCGGGAAGCGGAAATGGAGCAGATGCTGGACGACGCCGAGGAAGACGGGCGTCTTACCTCGGCAATGCGCGCCACCTACAAGGCCTTGATGAAGGCCGACCGCGTGAACGGCGAAGCCGCCCTGAAAGCGTTGAAACCGAAGAAACTCGTGGCGAACAGCTTGCAGACACCTCCGCAGGGGGACGGCGGGAGCGCGTGGGACGCCCGGATGGAAGAGATCAGAAACCGAAACAAAAACAAATAAAGAGTTATGGCAATAGTTATCAAGAACACCAATTACAGCGGCGAGGTGCTGGAGAAACTCCTGACACTGGCCGCCACCGGCAATGAGCTGGTAGAGAAAGGCCTTATCCACATCGAGCCGGGTGTGAGCGACAAGTTCAGCATTCCCCGCCTGAAAGGTGGAAAGATGCTCCAGAAGCGCAAGGAGATGCCCACCGACGAAGACGGCAAGGGTAACTTCGACTACAGCGAGGTGACCCTGGAACCGAAGGACTTCATGGCTTTCACCACGTTCAACCCCCGGAGCTTCGAGAAGATCTGGCGCAAGTGGCAGCCCAAGGGCAACCTCGTGTTCGCCGAGCTTCCGGCCGAGGCGCAGAACGCCCTGCTGAACGAACTGGCCAAGTGCGTCAAGTTCGAGCTTGGCGGGCACTTCATTAACGGCGTGTACGCCGAAACGGGAGACGACAAACTGTTTAACGGCATCGTCGTCCGGATCATGAGCAATAATGAACGCATCACCGTCACCTCTTCCCAGTCGACCATGATCGGCCGCCTGAAAGACTTGAAGGAGAAGATCCCCGTGACCATGCGCAGCAACCCCGGATTGCGTATACTCATGTCCGTCGCGGACTTCGACCGGTACGACGATGAACTGACTGCACAGCCCAACAAGGGAGCGAACTACACGGACATGAACGTGGAGCGCTTCAAGGGCATCCGCATCGAGCCGTTGGCCAACTGGCCGAGCGACCTGATCGTGGCCACCATCTGCGGACAGGACTACGACACCAACCTTTGGGGCGCCGTGAACCTGCAGGACGACATGGACGTGATCCAGATTGACAAGCTGACCAACGCCGGCGAACGTTACTTCTTCAAGATGCTGATGAAGGCCGACACCAACGTGGCTTTCGGCGAGGAGTGCGTGGTGCTGGATAAACGCGGTGCGGCAGCCGAGCCGTCCATTATGGCAGAGCCGCAGGAACTGGTATTCCCGGCCGAAGGCGGTACACAGATAGCCGTTGTGACTGCAACAGGTGATTATACCCTCGGCGAGGCCCCTTCCGGATTCACGGTTGAAAAGACTGAGTTCGGTGTCCGCGTGACGACGGAGGCCAACGCTACGGAAACCGACAAGACGGGTACGCTTACCCTCACCCTTGCCGGAAGCGGTTCGAAGAAAGCCGTCATCGAATTGTTCCAGGCCAACGGTAAGTAGTCATGAGCCGGGGCCTTAGAAATAACAATCCCCTGAACATCCGCCTGTCGCGCACGCCGTGGCAGGGGGAGGTTCGCCCCTCGCAGGACAAAGCTTTCTGCCGGTTCCGTTCCCCGGCCTACGGATACCGGGCCGCCCTGAAGCTGCTGCGCAGCTACTCGCTGGTGCATGGATGCCACACGGTGCGCACCATCATCAGCCGGTGGGCACCGCCCTCGGAGAACGACACGAAAGGTTATATCTGCACCGTGTGCAAGCTCACCGGACTGGATGCCGACCGTCGCATCGATGTGGACGACCGCCGCACGATGTGCAGCCTGGCAGCTGCGATGAGCCGGGTTGAGAACGGTGTACCGGCAGTGACGGCGGACGTGGAGAAGGGATGGGATTTAGTGATTAACGGTTAGCGATAAATGATTAGCCATGACAACGGAATTGATAACGCAGATTCTCCAGTGGCTCTTGCCCAGCGGCTTTATCGGTTCGTTGTGGGTATGGCTCAGACACCGGGAGAATCGAAAAGTGCTCGCCGCCAAAGAGCGTAACGACACTTATAAAGAGATGTATGACAATTTGTCGGATACCATAATCGATCTGCAAAATGAGAATATCAAGCTGTATAAGGCGGTGCGTGAACTTAACAGCACCATTCAGAGGGCTTCTACCTGCAAGTATTATATTGATTGCCCTATCCGCAACGAGCTGCAGAAGTCCGGGACGATTGGCGCGGAGCGAACGCAGCGCAGACAGTCTGCAAAGCGCAAGACGATTCGTGCGCCTGCGAGAACCGGTACCGCCGGGCATGGCGAAGACTGCCTTTCCGACGGACTTGCTGAAGGTGATACCGGTGGGGACGGGATTCAGTAGGCGCAGCGGACGGGCCACGGTGAACGTGACACGCATATCCCCGGACAGCCTGGAGGTGACCGCCACCTGCGACAGCCTTGCCCGGGAAGTGATGATACTGAACGAGGAGCTGACCCGCATCCGCAGCGGGACTGAACGACAGGAAAAAGAACTGCCGCCGAAGGTGGTAAGAGAACCCACCGGGTGGCAGTGGTTCCAGATATGGACAGGACGGATTGCCGTTTTCG